AGGGGTGAAAGATATAGTCTGGTCTGTATGGCGACATACAGCAGTCCTTCGGGACGGGTTGAGATTAACGACCTCAACTGAACATAACGTTCAAAGACCACTTCAGCTACCATAAACAAATTCAGATTCTGGTGTGGCAAGTAGTAAAACCAGAGAAAGCTATGATTCTTGGTGGCTCTTGGCGAACTCCTGTTTACATGGGTCTGTTAGACCGAGGTTTCGTAAATGACCTTAAAGCCGATGGTACGTTCAACGAAGTATCGTTTGCTCGTGAGTATGAATCTATCTGGGCAGGTACATCAGAAGAAGCATTCTTCAATGGTGACAGCTTCGATAAACACAGACGACTTAACGACCCAGAGTTCTCAGCATCGGGCCGAGGTAATGGTAAACACTACTATATGTTCGGAGTCGATGTTGGTCGTAATGGGTGTCAAACAGTTATCTGTGTTTGGAAAGTCAACCCACAACCAGGTGGAGCCGCTGGACTTAAATCTCTTGTAAATATTATAACATATGATTCTGAACATTTCGAGTTACAAGCACTTGAAGTTAAGAGACAGTATATGAAATACCGTCCAAGATATATCGCAATTGATGGTAACGGTTTAGGTTTCGGTTTAACTGACTTTTTAACTATTCCATCAACAGACAGAGAGACAGGGGAAGTTTTCCCAGCCTTTGGTGTAGCCAATGACGAGAAACGTATTTACAACAAGATTGACACTGGCGGTAATATCATTAAAGATGTTCTATGGATCGTTAAGGCCAACTCTGAAATTAACTCGGAAGGTTATACTAATGTAGTTACTCAAATGGGTTCTGGTAAACTTACGTTCTTAATTGAAGAGCGTATCGCTAAAGGTAAAATGAATGATACTAAACGTTGGAAAACTCTATCCCCAGAACAACGGGTAGACGAGTTAAAACCTTACGTGCTAACAAGTATTCTAAAAGAAGAACTGTTAAACTTAGCTCAACGTCAAGACGCAAAACATTTCGACTTAACACGTATTAATAAATCTATCCAACAGGATAAGGTTTCTGCTATGATGTATGGCTTATATGTAATTAAGAAAATCGAAGATGAAGAGCGTAAACGTAAACGTGGCAATTTAGCAGATATGATGTTCTTCGGATAGGAGGAAAAAGAATGGCAGCTTTCGGTGGAGTATCGAGAGGACACCTTCTTGTTCGAGATCTTTTAGAGATGAATGGTTTTGAATGGGAAGAAGAGTATATCTTTGAAGACTTGAAAGCTAGTTCGGGACACTTCCTACGTTTTGACTTTATGGTCATGACGGACGAGGGTGACATTGACTTCGCAGTAGAAGTAAATGGTGAACAACATTACAAGCCCGTAACGGCTTTCGGTGGTAAAAAGAAACTTAGTAGACAGAAATATAATGACGCTCAAAAACGTCAATATTGTATGAAGCATGGTATTCCTTTGGTAGAAATTCCTTATTGGGACATCGAAAAAGGTATTGTTGATATTAATTATATCATGAACAAAGCGGGCATTTAGGAGTATTCCTAACTGCTCGCTTTTTATTTTTTGAAGAAAAGGTTAGAGGAAGGAGGTAATGTTTTTGAGACAACGAGGTATGTCGCAGTTTAACTATTCACAACGTGAGAAGCTACAGCCGTCTGAAAGTAGACACCACAACGAGTTCGCTTTCTCAGCTCACCGCCCCATGAATTACACTCAATGGGAATCTACAACTGGTGAATCTGGCGGTCTTACAGATTTGCGCTCTCGCTTAGAAGACGCTTTGATTTCAGACGACCCTAAATATATTCGTGATTTATCAAGACATTTCTTTAAGATTTCGGGTGTCTATTCTCGAACAGTTCGTTATGTTTCTTTATTACCACTATACGAACATTTAATTATTCCTGTGGTTCTTAAAGAAGGTGTTGAAAAACATCGTATCGTTTCAGAGATGACTAATGTTTCTAACTTCTTTGAGAAGTTAAAAATTAAGACATTGATGAAGGATATTATCACTAAGGTTGTTAAAGAAGGAGCTTTCTTCGGTTATCTGCGTAGCAACTCTGGCAAGTATGTTCTCCAAGACTTACCAAACGATTACTGTAGAACTCGCTACAAAGTCAATGGCTTCCCAGTAGTAGAGTTTAACGTTAAGTATTTTGACGAACACTTTCCTATCGAACAAGTTAAAGTTAAAGTATTAAATTCATATCCACGAGAGATTGTAGATGGGTATGTAAGATATAAGCAAGGTGAAATTAAAGAGAAGTTTGAAGGTAATGGTTCTTACGGCGCATGGGTTACTTTAGATCCAGACAGTGCTGTAGCTTTCTATTACGATGAATCTTTACGTCCTTTACTTTCACAGGCATTCTTCGCTATCTTAGAAGCTTTAGAACTTAAAGGCATCGAGAAACGTAAAGCAGAAGAACAACTGTTTAACTTAATCGTTCAGAAAGTTCCATTAACAAAAGAAGGCGACTTCATTTTCGATATGTCCGAAGCTAAAGTAATGCATGATAATGCCGCTTCTATCTTTAAGGACACTCAAAAGTCTGACGTATTAACTACGTTCGCAGAGATCGAAAACATCGACCTTGGAGCTTCATCAACAGACCCAATTGATTTAGAACAATGGGGTAAAGATATTTGGTCAGAACTTGGTGTATCTTCTCAATTATTCTCAACAGAAGGTAACTTAGCCCTAGAGAAATCTGTAATTGTCGATGAAGCATTAATCTTCTATTTAGTAGAGAAGGTAGAAGCATGGTTGAACCATCAAATTGATGTTCGTTTTAACCGCACACCTACTAAATATTACTTCAAGGTTTGGTTCCCACCTATTACGCAGAACAATAAATTCGAATTAGCTAAACTATACAAGGAATTGGCGACACTAGGATATTCTAAATTCCTACCAGCTCTTGCTCTTGGCCAAAGCCAACTAGCAGTTATGTCATTAGCTACATTCGAGAACGATTTACTTGGCTTAAATGACATCATGGAACCACTTAAATCTTCTCACACAGCTTCTGGTAAAGGTGAAGGTGGTCGTCCACCAAAAGCAGACTCAGAAAAGTCTGATAAAACGATTCAAAATCAAAACTCACAGTAGGAGGTAAACAATGGGACTATATACTAGCATTCCGTTGGAAAGACCTATCGAGTTCGTAAATGCTGAACCTCTTGTGGGTAACCCAATGATTTCAAGAGTGCGAGTAAAGATTGCTTATCATGGACAAAATCGAAACGGTTCTTACATCAGTAAGGACGTTTTGACTAACATGGCAGCACGTTCTCTACCCTTAACTCCTATTGTGGGACGTTTTGTAGCAGAGAACAATGACTTTGCTGACCACTCCATTGAAACTTTGGTAACTCCAGAAGGTGACTATGGACGAGTTCGATACACAAAAGTTTATGGTGTTGTACCAGAAAACCCAAACGCAACTTGGGAATGGTTCTTAGACCATGACGGAGTTGAAAGGGAATATCTTGTTTGTGATGGTTATTTATTAACAGGAAGATACCCAGAAACTTTAAGAATCATAGAGGAAGGTAACAACAACCAGTCAATGGAAATCGATCCAGCGACAGTTGTAGGGAGTTGGTCTCAAGTACCTAATTCTACCGAAATGTCTTTCGTTATTACAGAAGCAAACTTTTTAGGGCTTTGTATTCTTGGAGCAGACATTGAGCCTTGCTTCGAGGGAGCTAGCTTTTCAGCTAACTTCTCAAACGAAAACTCTTCTACTCTGTATGAAGTTCTCGAAAGAGAAGAGCAAGCTAAACAGAAGGAAGTGAGAAATTTCATGAAGGAATTAGAATATGCTTTAAACCACGACCCTTCGGTTGTTGGTGTCGAAAAGATGGATAATGAGGAAACTAAACTAGGTATCGCAGAAGCCATCACGGGATTGGATATTGCTGCTGACACAGAGCCAAACCCAGCTAGCGTACAAGCTATTGACGAAGCAATCGACACATTGCTAACTGTGGAGACACAGCTAGACCGTGAAGATGTAATTGTCCCTAAAACTGAAGACGCTGCGGAAGCTCTTGAAGACATGGCGGGTGACGCTACAGATATTGCGAGCGCACCTAACTTTGATAAAGCAATCCCAATCACGAAATTATCTGAGGAGGAAACACGAATGAACCCAGAGGAAATCTTAAACCAAGCAGAAAAGCCAGCAGTGCCACCAGTTGCCCCAGCTGTTCAACCACAAGTTGACCCAGCTGCTGTTCAACCACCAGTAGCACCAGCGCCACGAGTTCCAGTGGACGAAAAACGTGCGCAAATGGCAGCTGCGGGTCAAGAACCTTCAGTAGCAGAAAAGCTACAAGACGTTTTACGTGCTATGCAAGAAATGGAGCAGTTAAAAGCCGCTCTACAAGAAATGGCTACTAGCTTAGGAGGCCCAGTAGAAGCTCCAGCAGTTCCAGGCGAACCAGTCCAAGAGCCAGAGAAAAAAGAAGGCGACGAAGACAAAGCTGAAGCTCCTAAAGAGGAAGCACCTAAGAAAGAGGAAGCTGGCGAAGAAAAACCAGCCAACGAAGTAGCTGTAGATCCAGAAGAGGAAAAGAAAAAGAAAGCTCCTGTTTTCGCATCTGATGATGATGATGAAAAGAAAAAAGAAGCTATCAAATCTGACGCTGGCGACATCACTGTTGAGAAAGATGACGACGATGATGACGATAAAAAGAAAAAAGAGTACGCTGAGGACTTAGGTGACATTAGCCAACCTCGTAAAGAGGAAGGTGCTTCTAAAGCAACAGGTGCTACTATTTCAATGCCAACGGAACCTTTAGCAGCTAAGAAAGGCGAAATGGCTTCTACAACTCCAGATGTTAAACAAGGCGAAATGGCTCCAGTGGAACCAGACGTTAAAAAACAATCTAACATCGTTTCTTACGAGAAATTAGAACGCCACGCTGAAAGCTTAGAGCGTGAATTAGAATTCATGCGTGCTGAAAACAAAGCTCTTAAAGCATTCAAATCTCAAGTTGAGTTAGAACGCAAAGAAGCTGTGTTAGCAGAGTTCTCATTCTTACCACAAGAAGAGGTAGCTAAACTTCGTTTAGACTTCTCTAACATGACAGTGGAAGACTTAGAAGCTAAATGTGCTTTAATCGCTTATCGTACTGGTACTCACGGTCAAAAAGCTACTGTTTCGGACGACATTGTTTCATATTCTCACGAGGGCGCAAATGCTGTTCCGACCGAGGATCTTGAAATCTTCAAAGCTATGTCGCAAATCTCAAAACGTAAGTAATAAGATGAAGGCAAAACCCTTCAATTAAGAGGGGTTTACTTTTATCATTACTTGATAATTATTCTTTATTTTTCTAAGGAGGAAAAAATAAATGGCACTATTAGCTAAAATTGGCTACGGTCAAGTAGAACCAAACCGCATCAACGCTAAACGTACAGGTGCGCTAATCGCTGATATTCCTGTTTCAGCAGACGCATTTGCCGCTTTGAATCAGAAAGTTGAACAAGGTATGTTCCTTAAACTTGAAGTTGGTGGCACAGGCGTAGAGACTAATCTTAAACGAGGTCAATTCGTACTTCCAACAGCTGACAGTGGTTTAGAACTAACTGTTGCTCAAATCACAACTATGCCAGACGGACAAAAAGCTGTTAAGTTAGTTGTAACAGCAGAAGGTGACGGTCTTACTCAATTAGTATATAACGAAGAAAAACTTTACCATTACTCACAAGGTCGTAAAGATTTCGTCTTAACTACTAACGCAGAAGGTAACATCTTCATCAACCGTCAAAACCCTTATCGCACAGTAGATAACGAGGTTGTAGACACAGTTGTTCCACGTACATTCAAGCTAATCGCTGGTGACGTATACACAACTAACTTAATCGACGTTGCTGACCCTAAAGTTGGAGACGTTTTAACACCAGGCACAGCAGGTATCTTAGTTAAGAAGTAATTTCTTAACAGTAAATCTAAGGAGGAAAACCTAAATGGCATTAAAAAAAGAAGCATTACAACGTCTAATGGTTGAAACTGCTGGCGCTCAACGTGGCCAAGCACTAGAGTTCAACAACGAGCAATTCTCGTTAGACCAAGCAAATGAACTTTTACGCACGGAGATTAACGCTTTAGCTAAATCTGCCGTAGATTATCGTAATAACAAAAACTTAATCTTCGAACTTATCGAACGTACTATCGACGAAGTATTACCGAAGAAAGTTTATGACGCTCTTGACGAGTTCGTAGAGATTCGTACTGTTAAGAACGGTGACAAAGAGGTATTCAAAAAACGTGAAGGTAAATTACGTGGCCGCAACTTCGTTACTCGTGTTGCTCACGCCGGTATTTACGAGACTTTCAAGCTAGATCGTAGCACATACGATGTAGGTACAGAAGCACACGGTGCTGCTGTTGAAATCGGTATCGAAGAGTTCTTAGAAGGTCGCGCAGACTTCGCAGAATTAATCGACGTCGTAACTGAAGGTTTCGAGAAAGCAGTTTACCTAGAAATCTTACGTCATATGTTAGCTCTTAAATCTAACACAGTTTTACCAGCTAACAACATTCGCACAGTAAATGGTTTCGATCCAGTAGGCTTCCACGCTTTACTTGGTATCGCTCGTGCTTACGCAGAACCAACAATCTTCTGCTCATACATGTTCGCTGCTGAAATTATCCCACACGGTAACTTCATCACTGACCGTCAGAAAGAAGAAATTCAGTCTAAAGGTTACATTGGCTCTTACATGGGTGCTAAGATCGTTGTTCTTCCAACATCATTCTTCGACGCATCTAACGAAGCAGACCAATTAACAATGCCAGCAGGCGTTGCGTTCATCATGCCAACAGGCATGGAAAAACCAGTCAAGTTAGTATTCGAGGGTGAAACTCTTACTCAAGAACACAAAAACCGTGATTGGTCAACAGAGATCCAAATGTACAAAAAATTCGGTGCGGCATTACTTGCTAACCCAGGCATTTGTATCTACGAGAACACAGCGTTATCAGCATGGCCAGCGGTTGAAGGCCCAGTCTTCGTACCAGCATCTGGCGAAGTTGAAGCTGAAGCAACTTTCAAATACACTCGCTCAGTGTAATATAAATCAAAATACTCCCTTCGGGGAGTATTTTTTTTGGTCTTTTGTTGACAAAATAGGGTGTTTGTGATATAATGTATTTAGAAAGAATTATTGAGAAAAAGGAGAGATTCATAATATGGCTTCATATTCTGATATTGATTACGGGTTTTTAGGTGTTGGTGAAGATTTAACAGGTGCTACTCCAGTACGAGTTGCTAACTTATCACCACACGTTGTTGAATATGTTTTAACAGACCCAGCAGTACGTCGTACCTTTACACCAGCTACACCAACGCAGGTAGATTTAAAGACTATTCAGTTCCACGAACTTTATACACTTTACAACTCACCAGGTGGCCCACGTTTAGTTTACGATCATTTACAAATTCAAGACAACCGTATTCGTGAAGCATTAGGTTTGCCAACTGACCCAGAGTTTGGTTTCTCGTATAATGATATTAAGAAACTAGTCCAAGAGGGAACAGAAGAAGAAATCTTAGATGCTATTGAGTTCGGCCCTTACTACATTCCACAGTGGATGAAGAACATTATTGTCACAGAAGGTTTAAATGACTATAGCAAACGTAAGTTCTTTGGAACATTGTTCAGTATGGACTTGAACTCAGCCCAAGATAACTTTGAATGGGCTAAGGGAGATCCTATCACTGGAGAGAAATACAAAGCAATGGATAGTGTTAAACAACCTGGAGCACGTCAACGTAGAACTGGTAACAATGGAGAAACAACGGCTGAGCCAGCTGGCCGACAACGTAGAGCTCCAAAAAAATAACAAAACGCCAACCTTCGGGTTGGCTTTTTTTATAGGGAGGTAAAGATAAATGGGTACTAATTTTTATGATATTTACTGTAGATATTTAGATCAAATCACCGATGATTTGTTCACAGAATTAACTATGGAAGAATGTTTTGAACAAATGGAATCGGTTCTTATGAGAGCTATAACTGGTTTTAAATTCCCTAAGTTCAGACCTTTTGCCTATGACTTAGAGTATGAAGCACTTAGAGATGAAGAAGGAAATGTTATCTCTAAAGGAGCTTTTGAAGATGAACTAACTTTAGAGGAAATTAATATCATTGTAGACTTAATGATTATTGAATGGTTCCATCGTGAATTGGCTAGAGCTGACTTAACTCGTCAGAAATACTCTGGCCCAGACTTTAAGTTCACTTCACAAGCTGCTCACATTCAACGTTTAAACGCAATCATTGAATCTAAAATTAAAGAGAATAAACGTATGCAAGCTATGTATGGTCGTCGCATGATTGATGATGAAGGTCGAATTAAACCTAACTACGACGGTCTAAGTTCATCGGCGACTCGTTTCATTAAGAAACAAAAGGGTATTCTAAGTGCGCTACAGAGAGGAGAAGAATAATGAAATTAGACAACATTGAATTTTCTCCTTCCTCTTGGAACTCGGTCTTGAACAAAAAGAAGAACCAGACTTGGAAACTTCTTCCCCTTAAAGAGGAGAATGGTTTCTGGGAAAAGCAAAACAAAACCTTAATTCTTGAGTTCAGAGGACTAAAAAGAATGCTAGGGGAAGACATCGAAAAAGAAGTTATCTTAATCTCAATTCTTGAAAGACTTCATGGTCTTTTTGAAGAAGAAGAGTTTATGATGTATCGTAAAACTGTTTTTGAGGTTCTTACCTTAATTGAAGGGTTAGAGGTCTAATGGATATTTTCAAACGCCTTGAATCTCAAGGAAAAAAAATTGAAACCCAACGCCAAACTGGAGCACCTACAGTACCAGAGTTTGATACAGCTTACAAGTGTCTTAACAGAGCTAGAAAAAGAACAGACCTTTTACTCAATGCTAATGTAGGTTTAACTAGTTTTCAAAGTGCCCTTGATTCTGGGGCGGGTGTTGAATACTTTACAGTTTGGGAAGAAGGAGATACAGAAGTTCAAAGAGCTATTGTAAAAAACCTTAAAGACGATTGGCAACAAGATACTAAATATGTATCAGCGATGAAAGGAACTGGTTTTGAACTTGGGAACACAGTAACTTGGACTCGTTTAAATATGCGTTGGTTGATTGTTTGGCAAGACTTCATCTACGAAGAATACTTCCGTGGAGAAATGTATCGTGCTAACTATCAAATCAAATGGATCGACGATAAGGGTAAAATTCAAACTCAATGGGCATCTATTCGTGGGCCAGTAGAAACTAAAGCGAAAGTGGATAACGTTGCTGGTGACTACATGGGTGGTCGTCAAAACGACTCACTTGAACTTTGGACAAGTAATAACCACGGAGCCGCTGAATCTTTACGACGTTATGAACTATTAAAGATTGGCCGTAGAACATGGCGTATTCACGTTGTAGACGATATTTCAAACCCAAACGTACTTCGTATCAGTTTAATCGAAAACTTCAATAACGTGGACACAGATGATGTTATTCAAGGTATCCCAGATGGACAAATCATTATGCCAGAAGAAACAGTTCCTTCTGTAGAGAGCTATACTATCGTTGGTGTTTCTACAGTTAAAGAAGGTATGAAAGCAACTTACAAAGTTTATGACAAAGATGGAGTTTTAGTTGCTGGAGATTGGACAGTTCAAGATTCAAAAGGAACTATTCAAACCTTTACTGGTGTATCTGAAATTTCTATTCGTGGTGGAAAAATTGGTGACAAATTTACTATCTCATTTGAGGATAAAGCACAAGTAGTAGTACCTACAGTGTCTCTATTCTCATAGAGAAAAGGAGAGAACGGAATGGCTTTATATGATGATCAAACAGGTAAATCTAACGCTAGAAGAGGAGTTCAAGTAAAACACTTTGAAAAGGTCGGTAAAAACTTCCATATTATTGCTAGACGCTTTTTGAAGAATGAAACACTAATGAGACTTCTTTTAATTAATAACGAAAAGGCTCTAAGCGATACAGTCGCCGCTCCAGATGAAGATCAAGTAGCTGCGGCTTTCGGAGACCAAATTCGTACAACTCCAATGATTGACAAAGACACAGAAATGAAAAATTATATCATTCTCCAGGCGGGAGGTTTCCAACCAGCGGGAGAGAGCGGTAACTATATGCGTTACTTTTTAATCTTTGATATTATCTGTAACGTGCGCTCTTGGCAACTGAATGACTACTCGCCACGTCCTTACCGAATCATGTCAGAGATTGACGATATGGTAGGTCAGACAAAGATTGATGCTCTTGGAGAGGTACAATTCTTCTCAGCTAACCCTTTAGTTATTAATGAAGAAATGGCTGGATTCACTTTGACGTACGAAGTCGTATCTGAGTAATGCGAGATAGACTTCTAATTGAATCTGGGTGTCCTATCCCAGTCCCTTCAATGGGGTTGGAATTGTACCAGCCGACGATTAAGGACATTGCTAGATTTGGAGAGGAAAACTTTTCTACGGTATTATCTTTAGTTAATTACACAAAAGAAGATTACCTCAACCATGCTAAAAAAAGCTTTGAAAACGAACCAGACAAGATTGAAGCGGTCAGAAATGAACTAACTTTCATGACTGATTTTCAATTAATTTTAGAAACAGCAAACGAAACTACTGAAATGCAATCGCTCTTTACGAGTTTTTTGTATTTACTAATTCCGATTGCTAAGAAAGTTGTAATCGAAGAACGACGGTTCTTAACAATATCTTTTGCTAACGACAAGCCAGCTCTTTTCATGACGGACGATATGTTCCTTGACTTGAGAGAAGCTATCGTTGATATGTTTTTGTTAGACGAGAAATCAAAAGCTGGGTTTAACCCAGCAAACGATAAGGCCGCTCAAATCGCTAAGAAACTAGAGGACAGACATAAAAAGCTCGCTAAAATGCGAGGAGAACATGAAAAAGAAACCTCAGCCTTAGCAACTGCGGCAAGTATCGTTTCTTCGATCGATGGCGTTTCACTCCTTGAAGTTTATGGTTATACTTTACCCCAATTAGTCCATCAGCTGGACAGGTCGGAGAAATATGTATACTACAAAACGCAAATTACTTTGGGAGCATTTGCTGGCTTGAAAGACGTAGAAATCTCCGATTGGAGAGAATCTATCTAGGTAGCAAGGCGTTCTTGTGTAATTTCCATCGGGGAGTTATTAAATTACTTAGGGAGACTATCCTAAGAAAAATTAAAGGGAGGACAAACCAATATGAAATTTGGTGTTCGTGAGATTACAGACATCGTGTTTAAAGCGAAATCAACTCAAAAGCTTGGTGATCAAACATTCGATGCTGGCGAGCCAGTAATCTACTTTGACTCTGCTAAGACGTCAACTGTAGAATCAGCTTCTACGACTGTATATGCTCAAGGTGGTCGTGGTAACCCACGTTTATTAGCTTGGGAAGGCGACAAAACTGCTACATTCACTTTCGAGGAAGCAATGTTATCACCATTAGGTTTCTCAATCTTATCTGGTGCTAACTTAATTGAGAATACTCGTATTCCATTCCATCACACAATGCGTATCGAAGCTAACGCAACTGAGGTTATGCTAGCTGGCTCTACTGTTGAAGCTATCGTACCAGCGTTAGACTTAACTTCTAAGTTACCAGCTGACGCTCAGGTTTTATCTGAGGCAGACGTAAACTTAGTAAACAACGGTACTTATGCTTTCCCAGAAGCTAAAATCTACGTAATGGAATTAGAAAACAACGAAATCGTTCGTCGTGTTAAGGTTAATCAAAAAGGAGCTTTAGAAGCTGAACCAGCTGATGGTACTCAATCATTAGTTGTAACTTCTGCGGACTCTGCGGCTAACCCAGACATTAAAGCTACTAACAAATTCGTTATCGCTTCTGCTTACGCGGCTGACAACGATGGTGCTATCACTACAACAGCTTACGCTGATGAAGACCAAGCATTACAATATGGTAAAACATATTTAGTAGACTTCTACGCTCGTCAAAACGGCGCAGAAATGACAGTTAACGCTTCTAAGTTCGCTGGCTACTACTACATCGAAGCAGATACTTTATTCCGTCGTGCTTCTGATGGTAAAGACTTACCAGCACAATTCGTGATTCCGAAAGGTAAAGTTCAATCGAACTTCAACTTCACGATGGCGTCTTCTGGTGATCCTTCAACATTCACATTCACTGTGGATGCGTTCCCAGACTACACTATGTTCGATAAGTCTTGCCAAGTGTTATTCGCACTTCAAATTGCGGAAGACCCAACAGCTGAAACAGACTGTTAATAAATAGGAACTCTACGGAGTTCCTATTTTTTTTTGCTTTAAAGAGATAAGAGAGATTTATTTATATATTTATTATAACAAAATTAAAAAAATAAGTCAAGAAAATCGCCAAGAGAGGGAATATTTACATTCTTTTCCTCTTGGTCTATGGTGGCGCATTAACCAGAGACCTTTTTTACTTTAATAGTACGGGCATTATAAAAAAAATCTTATCATTGGTTTGACTTTTATCATCTAATATGTTATAATTGTATTAGAGAATAGAGATGAACTAAATGAGAAAGAGGAGAGATTTATTAATGGCTAATAAAAAAGTTCCATTCACAAAGCTAGGTTTAGATTTAACGCCTGGAGTAGTAGAATTAAAAGTCAACGAAGAGATTGTGATCGAGGTTAAACAATTCTTGCCAACGTTTGAAAAGTTTAGACTTGTGAACATGGTTGTCACAGAATCTATTTTAAATGGCATCGTAAACCCTATGCTTTTAGATTATACTTTAGACAGAGCAATTTTGATGGCATATACTAACATTGGTTTTACACAGAAACAGCTCGAGTCTGACGTACCGTACGACCGTATTTTAGCTTCTGGTCTTTTTGATAAGATTTGGGATACTATCCCAGAGTCAGAACGCCAAATTATCTTCGAAGGAGTTAAAGTCTTAACTGAGAAAACAGATAAAGTTTTAGCTTCAATGTTCAGCGGCATGGGTGCTCAGACTAAACAGTTTGAAGATTTCAAGCAATTCTTAATTGCTGATAATCCTTTCACCAAAGAACTAGAAGACCAAGGGGTTATCCCACCACAGGAAGACGCATAGATTTCGGGTAAACGTTGGAGGAGAGAAAGGAGACACCTAAAGGAAAGAGGGGTTTCTCTTGGAGTTGTTAGAATTTCTTCCAGCTTTGAACGAGTTGACAATTGGTGCCATCGCCCTCATTGTTCTTGCTTGGATCTTTAACAAAACGTTAGATCGATTCCAGGAACAATCTTCTATGCATGACTCTCAAGTTTCTAAGATGGTAGAGGTCTTGTCAGACAACAACGACAAACTCAGCGATTTAATCATGCTTGTGAAACAGAATATTATCGAAACTCAACATCATTCTAGGGAGCAAGATAACAAGATTGATGACATTCACGAGAAGGTCGATGACATTCAAGAGCAAATGCAAGAAATCAAGGACGAGGTTAAGAAGCGAGACTAAAGCTATGGAGAATTATCTCCATAGCTTTTTTTTCGTATATAAAGGAGTGAGGATAAATGGCGGGACGTGCTCTCGATAAGTGGTATCCAGATGGTCGTGTACCCAAGGATATTCCACCTAAGATTAATAAGATTAATACTTCTGCCGATATTAGAGCTAGACAAAGAACAAACTGGATGATCTATAGTCGTGGTATGTACTCTGGCACCGAAAACGTTGATGTGTGGCAAGATTTCACATTTAATGCTTACGCAGTCAGCGACAATGCCTTTCTTAGAGTTCAACCAATGGAACGTGCGGGCATTCAAGGAAGAATTTTCAAGTTCTATGGAGATAGTGCTGAATTGGCTTTCAAACAAAAATTTAATAACGATAGTACTAGAGAAGTATTGGACACTTTAGCTTTATCCCAGGCTATTTTTGATGATAGTCAAGACATTATTCCTATGTTAAATCAAATCAGAGATAACATTGCTAATCACACAAACTCTAAGGGTACTGGTGTTAGCAATTTAATGAAAGCATACAAAGATGCTATAGAACAAGGTGAAAAAGGAGACAAAGAACTTAAACTTTTAAAAGAAGGCTTTGAATCTCTTAGTAAAGACCTACAATCTATTCAAGATTTTGGTGCTAGAACAGATGCTGTGGCGGGAGAAGCGTTACTTAAACAAATGAGGGAAGCTGGCGGTAATTTCGAGCTAGCAAACTCTCGATTAATTCCGTTTGACTTGGCTAAATCTTTAACTATTGAGAAAACAGGGTATACTTCTGCGGCCAACCTAATTAAAACAGGTAAACGTCTTGAGGAAGAAGTTAAGAAAATTGATGCTTCAACTGGTAAGTTACCAAGACTTTACTCTGGTAAAGATTTATCTTTACCTAAGATCAAAAGTACACGAAACGGTTCAGTCTACAGGTCTTCTCCTAAGAAAATGAACTGGGACGAAGTAACAAGGAACTTAATTGGTATGACTACCAACTATTTCGGTACAGCATTTGAGGTTGCGACAGCAGTAACTCTACAAAATGCTCTCGGAGAACTGGTAGAAGGTGTTCAACTTCTTGGTTCAACCCAGGGTGTTAAGGTTGAGGGCCCTAATGGCATGATGCTTACCAACAAAACTTCAAAAACCGACGTTCAAGCAACTTTAAAAAATGGAATCAAGATGAACATTTCCAACAAACACCAAAAGTCCAGTGTCAAATCGGCCACAAAGGTTTATGATGGTAGTTTATTCGAGATTATCACTACGGTTCTTGATAATTTTGAAGATAGACAGACGCTCTATGTCGGCATGATGAATGACAAATTCTGGTCGAAGAACTCTAGTATGAATGAGTTTATTTCTTCCCTCTTGGTTGACCGAGCAGTTGGTGGTTTAGGAGATACCCGTGTTGACTTCATGATGTATCAAGATAAGATTGTGCCTTTAGCAGATTATTTAAGACATTTAGATCAGAGTTGGATGGAAACAACGGCCAGCTCTTTCGTAAAATTAGCTAAATCTTTCCGAGGAGAGAACACCGCAAACATTGAAAATGTAAAAGGTGTGGGTATTAAAGTTCAAGTTATCTAAGGGTAGGAGTATGTACTCCCACCCTTATTTTTTTTGTATAGATATAGGACAGAGAAGAAATTGAGAAGAAAAGGAGTGTAGCAAATGGCTGAATTTCGGTTTACCATGGATATTAATGCTAATTATACTGACGTAACAGCAGCTAGACGTCAGATGGAGTTGCTGAATCGTCAGATTACAGAAGCAACAAATCCTAATAATAACATTAATCTCAATGCCGAAGATTTAAGAGAAGCTGAGATTTACGCAAAAGCCCTTGAGAATGCGATCCAAAAGATTGCTAATAACCCTTCGCTAGATTTAGATTCTACAATCACTCAAGAGTTCCAACGTTTACGTCAACAAGCTGGTTTAGCTGGCCAACAAACTCGTCAACTTAGACGTGACTTAGAGCGTTTAGACGCTGCGGGGAGCAAAGGTGCTAGTGGACTGAAGCGTGTTTCAACAGCCGCACGTATCGCAACACAAGATATTAAACGTACAGCTACGCAATTAGATAGATTACAAGTAAGTTTACGTGAAGGTGTCGGACAGACAATTGCGTTCGGCTCTATCACAGCATTTACTGGCATGGTTGCTAGTGCTGTCCAAGAAGTTAAAAAACTAGACGATGTAATGACTGACATTTCTATCGTTTCTCAAAAATCTACTGAACAAATGGAATCTTATAGAGATGCCGCATTTGAAACAGCTAGAGCTTTAGGCACAACTGCCGAAGAATATATGAAAGCTACATTAATTTATGAACAACAAGGCGGTAAAGCAGCAGACTACGCACAGGACTTAGGTAAAGCAACTACAATTGCTTCTAACATCACTGGTACATCTACACAGGAAATGTCTGAGTACATTACTGCTACGATGAACGGTTTTAAAATGTTAGAAACTGAAGGTTCTAACGCTGGTATGAAGATCGTTGACGTTTACTCTAAATTAGGTGCCGTATCTGGTTCTGGTTTAGAAGAAATGGCTGAGGCCTTACAGCGTACGGCTACAGTAGCCGCTGATGCGGGTTATGAGTTCGAAGATATTTCATCTGCTATCGCAACTGTATCTGAAACAACTCGTCGTAGTCCAGAGGTTATCGGTTCTGCGTTCAAATCTATCTTGCTATCATTCCAACAACTTCGTAAAGCTGGTACTGATGAAATCAATGCCTTCTCGAATAAGGTAGAAAGTGCCTTCAAATTATCTGGAGTAGAGAAAGAACTTAGTATCTTTGATGATACAGGTCACTTACGTGATGCTCGAGATATTATGGTTGACATTGGTAAAGAATGGAAGAACTTAACAAAAGAATCGCAATCTCTAATTTCTGAATCAATCGCTGGTAAAGAGCAAGCCGAGACTTTACGTGCGTTCTTCTCTAACCAAGAGCGATACAATGATTTATTAGAAACTGCTTACGATTCAGCTGGTACGGCAGCTAACCAACAAATTATTTACATGGGATCTTTAGAAGCTCATATCGAGAAAGTTAAGAACGCATGGCAACGAACAGCTTCGGCTATCATTGACACTGACGTGTTTAAAGGCCTTCTTGACAACGCTGAAAGAATCTTAACGGTAATTGGCTCTCAAGAGAATGCTTTCATGGCTCTTGGTACAGCAGTTGCTCCTTTAGTAGGTATTTTTGGTAAGCTATTTGGCGGTAAAATGGTTGCCGACATGAAACGTAATCAGATTAACTCAAACCTAGCTTCTGAAACTATGAAACGCTTAGAAGCAGAAGGTAAATTGACAGACGAGTTAAAAGAACAACTTAAAGTTGCTGAGGACGAACAAAGAATCAAGGCTAATCTTGGTGAACAGGCCGCAGCTGCTTATTCTAAAAACAAACAAGAAGCAGAAGCTCTTGAAGAAGAGTTAAAACGTATTCAAAAACTTAAAGAAAATTTACCAACAGTTGTAAGTGAAGTTCAACAAGGTTTACAAAACAATGGTGGGGTAGAAGGTATTTCTTCTGCTGAAATCTCTGCGGCTCGTGAGCAAGCTAGAGAAAAAATGCGTGCTGAACTTGGCCAGTATCGTCAAGATGTCAACAACGCAATCACTAAATTAAATACCTTAGCGAACCAGACTTTAACAGTCGCAACTACACGACCTAATAACACAGCCCAACAAGTAAAACAATCTATGCAAGATGTTATTACTTTAATTCAACAAAGTGGTGTTGAAACTGCGGAATCTCAAGCTATTCAAGAGAAACTACAAGCCGCAGTACAAGATACAACTTTAACTTATGAAGAGTTAAGAGACATCTTAGACGACATTCCTTCTCAAATTGATGCGGCAGCTGACTCTCAACGTGCCCTTAATGCCCTAACAGATGAAGAGTTAATTGAACGTGAAGCTGACGAAGCTGAACGCCAAAACATCATCGAACAATTAGGTGCTGACGAACGTTCAGAAGAGGAAGTTCGACAAGAATTAGACCTTGTTAACGCTCAAAATGACGCAATGGAAGATGGGGCTGCTCAAACGAGCAAACTTCGTAAAGCCGTAGAAGGTTTATCAACTGCCTATGGTATGGCTATGCCAGTAGTAGCTTCATTTAAATCTGCTATGGAAGGTCAAATCTCTACTTCGGAAGCTTTATCAACGTCTTTACAGTCTGTTGGTATGGGTCTAATGATGATGCCAAATGCTTATGTAAAAGTTGCTGGTGGAGTGGCTATGCTTGCGGGTACAGTTACAGGATTCATGGACTTCCGAAGCGCAGTAGAGAAAGCAACAGAAGCTAACGAAGAGTTCTTACGCTCATTCATGGCTCTTTCTGAGGAATCTAGTAAATCAGTATCAGCTTTAGCTGATAACGAGAAAATTCTAAAATCAATGCAAGGCTTAGACGCAGAGGTTATTCTCGCTGGCAATGCTATTCCTAGCAACCTAGAGAAATCTCAAGAATTAAAACAGAAGTATCTTGAAATGGCGAATGCGATCGCTGAAACGTCACCAGAATTAGTTAAATACTACGACCTTGAAGGTAACGCAGTAATCGACTTAAATGCTGATTACGATGTGTTTATGCAGAAACGTGTTACAGAAATGGCTGAAAACAACAAACTTATGTTATCTAACCAAGAGGGATTCATTACAGAATACTCTGACAAGTTATTTAACGCACGAGTTGAGATTGGTGAAAGTCAACGTGAGATGGAAAAAGCTAGAAAACAAATCTCCGACGGTAACACTTCTGGCGACCTAGATAAAGTTGAAGAAGGTCTGGCGAACCTTCAAAAGTACAGCACTCAATTAGCGGATGCTCAGACAACGTTAAAAGAGACAAATGGTCAAGTACAGGCGAACATTGTTCAACCTTTAATT